AGGCTTGAGACATTGCGTCTTGAGCATAAGCATTTACTTTAAAAAGCCTATCAGACATTCCGTTAACAACAATATCTACAAATTTAGGTAATATAGGAACTGGAGTCCAATCTAAGTTAAGGTAAGATAAATCGCCATCAATAGCGATTTCATTTTTATACTTTCCCACTGATTGCTCTCCTCGGGCGTATAACCTTAGTCTATGAAAGTTTCTCCATTGGTCATAGTAACGACAAGCGTTACCATCTTTTTTAAACCATTCATACTGTATTGCTTGCCCAATTTGTAATCCAAACTCGTCAGTTGCTTTTTCAGCATCAGAAACAAATTGACTGGGGAAACCTACAGATGAAATATTTACCTTAACGTCTTTCATCTATCTAATTAATTCACTTAATACTCCGTTGTTAGTATACCTTGCAAAGTTAAGTTTTATTTTTGATTCTTTCTTTTCAGGTGTATACAAGTGCTTTTGACACGCCATTATGGCTAAACCAGAACTAATTGAAGCGTCATACTTAGTTCTATTGCTAATATCAAACTTTGCCCAGTCTTCTAATGTTCGTGTAAATGGCATAGAGCCCATTGCATCTGAGTCTCTAAAGCTACCATCTAAATCAATACCAATGTGTTTTTCTATATACGACTCAATAGCTGATGCGTGAGCTTGTTTAATATCCTCGCTACTGTTTGGTATTCCACCTAACTCTCGCTCTGTTTTAGACAAACGATTAAATTGTTTGTCAGGTCTATTTAAACTAAAGCCTCGGTAACCTCTGTTTTTAAAATGATACAAGAGACGGGGTTTGTTGTTTTCAATTAATATTGGCATTCCATAAAATACACAAGCCATAAGTACTTCTTCAAAAAATATTTCAGCAGTTTGTGGCCTGGCTATGTATTCGAGAAAAAACTCATTGCTTGGAGCATCGTCCATATTAAACTTTGTTAAACCATGAAGCGCTCCGTTTGAACCTTTACCTCCAACAGTTCCTGAAATATCATAACTATCACAACCGAAAGCCCCAAGGTGTTCGTTCCCTGGGTATTTTTTTCCATTCTTATTAAAGAATCTATTTTGTAAATTTGCGCTCGGTAGCCAAGAGCAAAGAAATCTTCCCTTTTTGTCCGGAGACCATATTACTTTAGTGTCTTTTATTCCGTCCTTCCAAGAAAAACTTCCTCTTGTTAAATAATGCTCTTTAATCATAGAGTCATTATAATCTATTTGCTGATATATGCGTGTAAGATTAAATAAAGATTGTTTGCTCTCGTCACGAAACGCATGTGATTCCGTTCTGGGAAACTGTCTATAAAACTCATTAAGAGCATCAGCATCTGACTTTAATGATTCAACTTCGTTTTGCCAATAATCCAAAGCCCCTTGGTTAATGTATTCGCCGTAAGCATCTACTTTTGGTTTTTTGGGAGTATAAAACACGGGCATTCCGTATCTATCTATAAAGCCTTCCATATTCCATTCCATTGGAATAAACAAACTATACATACCGCTTTTTGTTTGTCCGTTAGCGTTTCGTTTAAAAACATTAGAGTCATTATACAGCTTTTTAAAATTATTACCACCCTTGTCCAATGCGTTTGATGTAGAGCCCATCATACACTTACCTATAATCCTACTACCTAAACGTAAACATGTTTTTGTGACTCTCCAGTTATTAAGAATGTTATTTGGCTTTATCCATTTTCCGCTTTCATCATGTACTAAAAGTAATAACTTTTCGCCATCATAGCTGTTATCATCTGTGTTTTTCCAATCGATTGTTGTGTCTAATCCGTAGAGCTCTTCAGTCTCTACATTATACATATTTTTTTTTGTAATTTTAGAAGCGGGTATTCTAAAAGCCAACTCTGTTTTTGGCTTGTCCATACCATCTTGTATAGGTTTAAAAAAGAAAGGCAACCTATTAGATATAGGCACTACTTTATCTGTAAACATTTTTTTAGCATCAGCACCAGTTTTTGAAAGTATCCCAACCCTTGAATCTTTTGCAAGCGTACCTGTGTTTACGCATTCTGAAGAACCCATAAATGAAAATCCAGAACGTCTTATTTTTAAGTAAATCATACCAAAACTTCTCTTATCAGCTTTGCAGGCTTCCCAATAAATATAAAATATACGATTAGCTTCACGATACTCAGGATATCCAATATCAATGTTAGTCCACTGTAAATACATATAATGCGCCCCGGTAATATATGTCGGCAATCCATTATTCATAAACCAAGCCCCTTCGTCCCGCCTGTCAAACTCTCCCTCTATATAATCTACCCATCTATTTTTAAACTCTGAAGGCATTTCATTCCATTGGAATATAGATTGTATTCTGGAAAGTTGCTTAGGCAATTCTTTACGTTCCCAATACTGTTCTTCTTTTTTAGAGTGTCTTTGAAGACACTCATCTGGAGTTTTAGGAAGTGCTATATACAGTCCGTTAATCAAAATTATATCTCCAATTTGACCTGTTTTTGAAATTACAACAACATCATATTTTTCACTATATCCATACACCCAACTTCTATTTCTGTTTTTGTTGGTTATTACGGATTTAGAAATATAATCCTTAACTACTTTATATAATTTATTTTGACCTTCTTTCTGCAAAACCTTGTTTTGAATCTACACTGTTCTTATTTTTACTTAAAGATAAAGCTTCTTTTTCACTTTCTATTCTATTTAAAATTTCAAACGCATCAAATATAGCAAGCTTCTTTGTTGCTGCTGCGTTTTTTAATCTATCCGCAGATATATCGTCTTCAGGGTCAGGTTTTATTATATCCTCTTTTGCTACTTTTATAAGTTGCTCTACAGCCCTTCGCCCTGCATTTATAATTTCTAATTTAATTTCTTCAGTAGATTTCATAAAACCATGGTTATTTGGTGGTCATACATCCTGTAAAGTTTTTTACCATCTAAAGTAAACTTGTATTCACTATCCGGTTTAAAAGAAACTAAGTCCCCCCTCTTGACACCTTGTTGTGATAGCTTGCTATTTGGGTAAATCATCTTTGCGACTAAAGGCTCTTCCTTTAATGGTTTTAAGATAATTGATTCTTTTGGAGGTATAGGCTCAACAAAACAATACTTATCATGAGCATACCACTGGTGAATTTTTTTGTACAAAAAGAATTGGTCGTTATCTACTAAAAACAAATTTTCCTTAAGAAAACTTTTACCGCTTTTACGCCTCCCTTTTATGTCGTTATAAAACTTAAACACATTATGATGCACAAGCAAAGTGTCTCCTGGTTCAATTTCACCACAATAACCTATAGGTGTAGATAAAACTATAGCCTCCCTGTTTGCGGACTCGTAATCTTCTTCAGATGTACTTACTACAAATTCAATACCCCCAATTTTTTTGGTGTTATTATACCTCTTATTATCTTGAGGTTGTACGATAAAACTAAATGGTGATTTCAAAAGTTTATGTTATATTCAATTGATATAGGCATTGTTGAGCTAAACTCTTTCCAAAGCATAACTACCTCCTTATCTTGAATATAAATTTTGAAAGAATCTTTTGGCTCGTCATACTTTATTAAATGAATAATGTAATTACCACCTAATACATCTTGCCCAACCAAGTAGTGCATAGCGCCTGACTTGTAATCAGGGCCAACTGATATTTTTCTTATATCCATTTGATTTTATTTTAAATTTAATTTTGTGCCTCTAACCAGGCGTTTTTGATTATATATTTTGTATTATCTGCTGGTCTTCTATATGTTTTTCATAAGCAGAAATAATGTCATCTGTCCAAGCTGTAGTTGCGTATGGTTGCAATTCAGCTGGCAAATCAGTAATTGGTGTGTTAGGCGCAAAACTATCACGCCATAAAGATTTGCTTATTTGTTCACCGTCTTCAGTAATTATAGTTTGGTATCTAACTTGTATATGTTTGAACTCACCAACTATTTCTATTTTATCTATTAACTTATTTTTTTCTAATGCCATTTTTATTTATTTAAGATGTTGTATATGTGATATTTATTGTAACTTCAGTTGTTTCGTCACCCGGCAAATCTGTGTACAATCCATTATCGTAAAAAGTAATTGTTGTTGTATTATCAAGTCCATAAACCAATCCACGACCTGTATTAAAACCTTGACTATTAAACAACGTTCCTGTTGCAAAGCTTGTAAAAGTTGTGTTTAAAATTGTAAATGGTAAATTTGTACAATTTTGTATTTGTGTTGTTAAATCTTCAGGAACAAAATCTCGTATATATATTTCAACGTGTACTAAATTACCTATTTTTGTGTACCTACCTAATGTATCGTTTAGTGATGTACTCGTGCCTGTTACTGTTAGCGTTGGCGTAAACGTCCCCTCTTCGTAATCGTCGAGCAAATTAGCTGATGTAGTACCACCTACATAAAGACCAAAGGTGAATTGATTATTAAACAATGGATTTGTTGTAGAACCACCACCTCGGTTTATTTGTACTACGCCTTCGTTTTGATACAGTGCTCCTTGAGGTACTCCTAAAGCATCTGCACCTGCATCGTTTGAAGCTGAAAATGTAGTTACTGTTGGAAGCAACACACGTGGTACTTGAGCAACACCACCTCCTCTATTAACACCGCCTTCTGTAATAAGTAGCGCATTACTATTTGTAGTTGAAGTAGAGCCTACCGCTAAAGCAAATTTGGTATTACCAAGCCCAAGTGAATAGTCTGTTGCTGGATAAGAAGTTTTATCGTTTCTATAACCTACAATCATGTGGTTTCCAGTGTCACCATCTAAATTGCTACCAATAGCGAAACTACCCGTACCGCCAGTTATAGTATTTGATGTTCCAAGTAAATAAGCATCTTGAGTTGTCCCTGTAACCGTGTGGTTATCTCCTAAAGCAAATATATTAGAAGTTGCTGTAATACTGTTTGCGCCACCCGCAATAAAGCTTGAGCTCGCTTGTACAGCATTGTTGAAACCAAGGGCTTGTGTTCTAAGCGAAGAAGTTAATGAGTTTGAATTACCCACAGCAAAAGCATCTACAGAACCTGTTATCGCGTTACCTTGTCCAAATGCAACTGATTGGTCAGAGTTACTTGTAATTTGGTTACCACTACCTACAATTAGACAGTGGTCAGAACCTGATATATTATCATTAGTACCGCTACCTATTACAAGAGAAGAATTATCAACCTGTACTGAACCTGGGCTTGGTGATATAACAACACCACCTTTAAAAGTAGCAACACCAGTTCCGACATTCAAATCTGCACTTGCTATATTAGCAGCGTTTAAACCTACGTCTATTCTACCTCCTTGTCCGCCTGTAAATCTAAGTACTCCAGATTGAGTATATGTTAAAGTGCTTGTTGAATTAGCTTGGTTGTCATAGTTTTTTATAACATGTTCTGTAGGTACATTTGAACCTGTTACTGCTGTTATGTAATTAGTTGTTATACCACTTAACAATTTATTAGGAACAGCATTAGAAGTTATCCCAGATAATTCGGTTGTTCCGTTCCATACTGGAATATTATATTGATTACCTTCACCAGTAACACTACCTCCGCCGCCAGATGGGATTTCAATAACTTCTCCAAAAGAGGTAACCCCTAATGCAAAAGTTGCTGTTCCTGTAACATTTCCAGAGCCGTATGCGTTTAATCGTATATTATCTCCACCAATCGCAACTTGGTCAGCTGCGTTATCTATAGCGTATTTACCAATAGAAACGCTACCTGTATTTTTTGTCCAGGCTTGTTCGCCTATAGCTACAGATTGGTCAGACTCTGCTTTTGCAAAATATCCAATAGATGTACTTCGGTTTCCTAATGTCATACTATGCGCTCCAATAGCAAAAGAACCCTCTGTGGCATTTACCGTTCTAACAATAGAAACAGTCTCACCTGCATCTAAAATAAATCCTGGCGCGTTGACAACAATAGTGTATACATCACCCGCAGGTGTACCGCCATTAAATGTTGCGCTAACAACTGTATTTATCCTATTATCTTGAGCCAGACTCCAAGTTTGATTCCCAGAGCCATTATTATATATAGTGTCTCCAGGCTGTATGTTTGCTCCACCTACTACATTTGAAAGTTGAAAAGATGTACTTGGTATCCCTACTGACGTTACGATTACACCAGCGGCAATGTCTGTAACGCTTGAGCCTTCTCCTAAAGCGCCTGAGCCATGTCCAGAAACAAAACTACCGTGTCCAGATGCAAGTCCTTTAGAGCCTACATTAAAAGCTCTCCAGCCCATAGCAAAAGCACCAAACGACCCTCCTGCTAAAGTTTCAAATCCGAAAGCTGCGTTTTCATTAAAATCTGAAATTCCTAATCCAGCTATAGCTTTATATCCAAAAGCTATTGAGCTGTCTGCGTTTGACCTAACTGTTGAATTAAAACCACCGGCAAGCGAGTTTGTCGCCTCTGCTCTTGCGGACGACCCAATAGCTGTAGAAGCAACTCCACTTGCCGTTGTAGATGCACCCATAGCTATAGAAAATTCCCCACTTGCTGTTGTACTGTCACCCATAGCTGTTGATGCACTTCCGCTTGCATCGGTTTGATATCCCGCAGCTATAGAAAAATCTCCACTTGCTGCAGTTTCTTCACATAAAGCTGTAGAACCGTCCCCACTTGCTGTTGATTGAGAACCCATAGCTATAGAATACTGTCCACTTGCTGTTGTACTGTCACCCATAGCTGTTGAAGCAAATCCACTTGCTGTAGTTGCAGTACCCATTGCTGTAGAAGCAGCTCCACTTGCTGTTGTGTTATTTCCCATAGCTGTAGATTGTGTACTACTTGCTGTATTCAGGGTGGGATTATTTAAAACTACAGATTTTAAGCTTTCATTTATAAATACAGTACCTGATTCAATAGTGTTTGCTGCGCTTCCTACAAATATTTTACCTTCAGCAAGATTAGGAACGTCATTCTCTCTTCCTAAAGCAAATACTTCAATATCTCCATTATTTGCATTTGACCTGGAAACAACCGCAATTTTTTGTATTAAGTTGGGAGTTATTGGCTTAACATTTGTAAGACCCCCGATTGCTGCGACATACAATGAGTCGCCTACACTATAAGATGAAGTGTTGAAATCAGGGAAATCACCAGCTATAATTATTTCGCCCGTGCTATTTATACTTTGATTTGCTGTTGCTAATCCTACAGCTCCCATTTTATTGGGGTCGGATGCAAAAGCTTTTTGTACTTCAGTAAGATTACCATATCCCGTTATATAAACAGGGTCACCTGCATTCACCGCTTCCGTAAACCTAACTGTCTGTTTTAGTTTTTCAGCGCTTTCTACGTCAAACGTACTAATATTTTCATATTGTAATTGGCCTGAATTGTCAGAAACAAGAACTTGGTTTTCTGTTCCTAAAGTAGCCCCACTGTCTTCAACAGCCCCTTGTAATTGTAGAATAGATTCAACAACCACTTTTTCTCCACCACCAGTGCCAATAGTTAAGTTGTTATTACCAGGGTCTTGAATCATAGATACTGGTGCAGCATTACCAAGAACCTTGGAAGCTGTCCACATAGCCATGTTGTTTGTTGTTCCACCTCCGTCTACAGAAGAGTTGTCTATTTTATCCCAGAATATATTACCTGCATCATCTTCAGATATAATAGCCCAGTCGCCAGGACTCCATTGAGTTATTGGGGATGTTTGCCCCTGCAACGAAGCTGTTCCGGCTGTAGAAACTACCCAGTATTTACCAGTGTTTCCAGCTATTAGTTGTATGTTTTGAAGATTTGGATTACCACCATCAGTAACACCACCCTCGGCAATTGTCCTTGCGTCCCAAGCTCCTTGAAACTCAAGTCCTGAGCCCTCTT